ATAATGTAGCCGTTGGATTAATTGTAGTTAAATTAGGTTTAAACCATAAAGTAACTGCCATATTATCATTACTTGCTAATACAGATTGTCTTTTATAAACTACAGCTTCAATACCAACATCTTTAATACTGCTAAGATCGTATGTATTCTTACTAATAATAGTCCATTTATTTCTAATTTCAGTATCTAATATAGAAAGGCTGTTGTGTATTCTATCTCTTATACCATCACCAACTGGACTAAATATTGTCTGGTATTGTTCAGGCTTTGCAACTTGAACATATTCTTGTTGAATTTCTTCACCAAATACTTCGTCAATTCCTGTAATTAAATCATCTAATTCTTGTTCGACTACGGTATCTGTTTGAATGGTGCTTGTTCTCTCTTCATATTTTCTGAGCATTACTCTCCAATATGTCTGTTCCATATTGAATTCATCTGCAAAAGTAACAGCACTAACTTCATACATTCTATTCATTAGCGGAAAATAAAGATAGTCTCTCATTCTAGGGTGTAATCCTGTACCAAATGCTGATTCAAATTCAGTTCTAGTTACATGTATCTCAAAATCTTCAAATCCCATACCATACATATTGAATTCAAAATTATTGGATGGCATCTCATTACCTGGAACCATTATTTTAAATTCGCCACTTTCTTTTACATTATATAGCGAATACTCCATTAGGATCACATCTCTTGATCTCTGATCTGGTTCTACTCTAAAATATTTTATACTGTGTCCAAAAATACTGGTTGATAAATCCGTGATTTGTTTGTATAATTGAGCCGGTTTCTGTAGAGCATACGGGTTATACAAATTCTCATCACACGCAACTACAATATTAGCACAACCATTCATTGCGTATGGATCTGTACAATCCGTACAATATTCAGGGCATGATATAATCTCTCCTGCTTCGGTCTGTCTAACAAACTCAATACTTAATAAAGATAATGAATGCGCAGTAGAAAGTCTATTAACTGTAAATCCTATTGTGATCCAAAGTGGTTTAGTTGGATCAAACACAAGTCCTAGTAAATCAGAAGGTCCAACTCCAAGTGTAAGTGGTCTATATTCAGACATCACACCGCCTTCGCTGTCAATTGATTCCTGTGACCATTTAAACTGATAATCAAAAAAGTTGTTAGCATCAACTGGTTTATAGAATTTAAGACCAGTGCCAGTAATTGGCGAGGGTTCAGTTATAGTAAAAGTATTAGCATTAATAATAGCATCAACTTCATATTCTACATTACCTACAATAATTTTACTACCATGTATTAGATCTAAATTAGTTCTATATCCAACCACAACAGTACTGCCGGCAGTCATGTTTAAACCGCCTATAGTATTAGGTGAGCTTACACCAACTACTATCTTCCATGAATTAATACCTACTGTATTTTCATAAGGAGTAATTAGCTTAGCATAGAATGAATCACCTATTTGATCTGCTGTAAAATTATTTACCATTAATATCGTGACGAACTCGTCTTATTTTTATTTATATATCCGAGTTTCTATCGGTGATTAAAAGCATCTCTGGGTCGTCTGCCTCGTACTGTTCTAATTTTTGAATAATAGCGTTTATTATACCGAATGTTTCACCTGCATTATCTTCAGATAAAAATCCATCTAGTATTGACATAAAGGTTTTTAACTTAACCACCTTATACATTTGAGTTCGGTCCATAACATGGCACCTTTCTAAAATATCGTTAATTATATTTAGTTCTCTAGTAGCAAATAAATCAAAAAGTCTTAAACTACCCCTAATAGTTTTAATATTGTATCTGATTGTTTTGATTTGATCAATATTAACTATTCTATTATAACTGACATTTTTATTTAGATTAATTTTAATCCACAATAAGTTTGGCGTGTTCTGTAATATTTGCCAAATAAAATAGACCGAAGTTGCCTCTTTGTGAATAGACATGTCGCTAACCGACTGAAATCTATTGATTTCAGACGAAAACCATTTGCCTAAATATTGTTGCATTTGTTTTACCGGAATCAAATAAGAGTCTTCTGTTAATTTCTTATTATGGGCATCTCTACTGATTAAGCCCCATATCTTAACATCTATAGAATTATATTTGTATAACGTAATGTCAATTACTTCTGAAAATGTATCTCTACCTTCTGTAAACATCTATTTGTGTTTCAATTTTTTGTAAATCTGCGAATAAATCTGTCTTAGCGAACTGCTTAAGTTCATTAAATTCTCTCATACCGATTTCATTCTTGGACAAGTACAATTCAATTGAAGCATCGCTTGGAGTATATTTATCAACCTCCTGTTTAGCTGCTTTTTTTGTCTTGGTGTAGAACCACATTGGAACACTCTTAAATCTTTGCGCAACCATTGACCAAGATTCTACTACATTAGCACCACCAATACCATTTACGTTAAACATGTTGGCATTTGACGGATACTTAATAGCAAAGAATCGATTGATCATAAAATGATGACGTTTCTTTGAGTGGTTTTTTAGTTTATTGTATTGGTCTGGTTTCGTGAACATAATCTTCACGAAATCAAATAATTTTGTTTCGTCTAGCATAAATATTATATATTAAAGGTGGTTAAAGTTTACTTTATCCACTCATTAAATGCCAATGTGTGTGCATCTAAATTAGAATAGCCTTCTTTAGCAAATAGCGCTGCAGTTTGAGCCACTTCTGACTTAAGACCATATGCATTTGCTTCTGCTAAAATCTCTTCAATTTGTAAGTGATCTTCCAGCGTCATTAGAATAACTTTTTAGTGCTTGGTAGTTTTACAGTCTTAGTAGATTCTGTTTTTTTACCAACTAATTTAATAGGTGGTTTTTTGACAGTCTTTTCTTTAGGAATGTCCATTCCGGCGAATGCATCTACTCCGAATCCAACTTTATCTTTAAGCCAATTAGTACCTTCAAGAATCTTTTCCATATCCATGAATTGATCAGTGTTTTCTAGAGCACCTTCCCAGTCTCTGTCAATGGCACTGTAAATTGCCTCTTGAATAGAATCTGGAATAGTTTTAGTGTGTAATAACATTAATGCAATATTATTAGATAGTGCAGATTTAATTAGATTTAGATTACCATGACCAACTACTCGATATATGATGTCTGTTAATTTATTCTTGTATTCTGTATTAAATAAGTACTCGATGGTAAAATTATCTAACTCTTTAATAAACTGATCATAAATAGTATCAGCCATTTTTTCTGTAATAGAATATGTTCTAAGCTTACCGCCTTTCATCTCTTTTTGCCATGTGACGACTGATGGGATATTATCGGACTTATCGCCGATTAAGATCTTATTAAAGATAAATCTGTCACAGTCAACTTCTGTTACTTCAATTTTAAGATCTTTAACCCATGACAAGATATTGGTTTGATATGTATCACGAGTCATGTGTTCACCCCCCATGTTAAATAGCAAGTCATCAGTGTTCATGTCATTGGCAATCGATGTATTCATATCTTTTTCAAAACCTTCGTACGCGTATAATGACTTCTTAGTATTGTAATACCAAATAGTATGTGCATCATTAGTTTTAGAATAGTTTACTAATTGAATAAGATCTCTATCACCTGACCATACGATACATGATTTACCACGGTTATTAAGAGCTGTTGACCAACCAAAAATAACATCATCTGCTTCTGCGCCCTGAATTTGATGCACAGTAACACCCTTAGCCTGTAAAATCTTTTGGAATTCTTCATACACTGAATATACACCTTGCCAGTTTACATCACTGCTTTGTTTTCTAGTACCTTTATAGTCAGCTTCTGGGTAAAGATCTTTACGCCATGATTTTGAATCGACTGTTAGGACTACGTCGTCCACGAACATTTTTAACTTACGCATCTCTGATGCAAAGTCAATGGCTAATTTTCTCATAAACTGGGACATTTGTTTATCATCACCTAACAGTTGACCTGTTTTAGGTTTTGGTAAAACAAATAATCTACTGAATACAAAATAATTACCGTCTATTAATAATGTGTGTTTTCCCACCTTCATATTTATGTTTCTTTATTTAGTCTAATATACAAAAAAAAATTGAGACTAAAAAATTATTTACTACTTTTTTATGAATTAATTATACTCTGTATCTCATATACACAGCTCAACATCGTAATCACAGGATCAATAACATGCACCCTTTGCGCTTGATGTTTAGCGACAGTTATAATAACTTGTGGTATATGCTTTATATATTGACCCTTTTCCTGCTGAATATATTCGATAAATTCAGCACCTAGTGTTTGTAATACATCGTCGACTCTATTGGCATAATTACCAACAAGTGTTTGATAGTTTTTAACTGGATCTGTTTCATTAAAGATTAACTCAAATACATCTTTATAGACTGAGTTAAATTTCTTAACATCTTCCGCTGTAATATTTGCAGTACCTTGAGTTTTATAACCTTGCAATTTATTCAAAGTAGTTCGTAGATCTGGGAAATTACGTTTAACAAATTCAACAAGCGCTGGCTTTTCGATGGTCATACCCTCTTTGCCACAAATTTCATAAACTCGCTTGATGTATTTCTTAGTTAATTCAGTTTCTTCTTGCTTGTCAAAGTCAAAGTCAATAACTTCAAATCGACTCAAGATTGGATCTGGTAATTTATTAATGTAATTACAAGTTGCTATGAATCGAGAATTACTCGAGAATGTTTCCATTGTTGCACGAAGTGCTTTAAAGAATTGATCTGACACACCGTCAACCTCATCTAGAATAACTACTTTAAACATGCCAGGTTTATCCATAATGGAAACCGTAGAACAGAAATCCGTAATTCTGGTTCTAATAACCTCAACCGAAGTATCAGTTGATGCATTAATATAAAGATAAGGTAATCCGAATTGATTAACGATTGCCTTTGCACATGATGTTTTACCTGTGCCGGGTGAGCCTGCAAATAACATATTTTGAACCAAGCCGTCATTGAATTTACTCATGACACGCTCGGGCAATATAAGTTCCTCTAAATTTGAAGGTCTGTACTTTTCTGTAAAAAGTTGATTTACTGATTTCATGTATATGATATGTTTACCTATTATATGTTATTGGCGGTATAATGTTTCATAGATAAATATAATATATGGCAAGATCATACTCACATATTACTATCACACGAACCGCTGGTGCAAACCCGCGCAACAGGTATGGTATTATACTTGCACCGCTATCAAAGTTCTTTAGAAAGTTCTTGGTAGAACATAGGCATATTAGAAGGTGGGCAGATGATGACCAATTTGTTGGATGTGTATTAAGAATGCAAAAACCACCGGTTGCAAGTGTTATACTAGCTAAAAAATATTGGGATCACAGTAATGAAGTCCTAGTAGATTTAGCTACATTATATGATAATTGTAATACAGTAGATTGGCAATGTGCAATAAGTCTTAAACCTATTAAGGCTAAGTTTATGAATTTTGATCTGCAAAATTTTATACACCCGGAATATCATGATGTATTAAAAGCGCCTATGATTGATAGCCGTATCCTAAAGAGTTCAATTGAGTTTCGCAAGAAATGCAAAAAACTCCTGCTCGAAGAACGAGAGGAGTTTCTTAAACTTGCAAAGAAGAACGCTAAGCGTCGTCTTTAATTATTTATTTCCAAGACCAAAGTCTATTATCTGGATGGTCGTGAATTACGATAGTATTTGGTCCTATTTCAGTGTCATAAAATGGCTCGTAATTAAAAAGACAAACATCTGGTCCCATGCTTTTCCACATTTGATTAGATAAAGCTTTACCACCCCATGCCCAATCAATATTCTTATATATTGATAAACACTCTTTAATCATTCTAGAATTAGGAGATGCGCCCATAATAGTACAATCTATAAGAGCACCTTTATTATTATCTTGACCTTCATATCTAACTCCACCAAAAAAAGTGGTTTTATTATGTAATTGGTTTAAGATATTATTAAATGATTTAATTGGATTTGCATCTGCATCAATATAGACTCCTCCAAAATCTCTTAGTAATAAAAGCCTAGTTCTATCCGCGACGTGTGCCGGTTTAAATATTGTACCAATATCTTTTCTATAATTCTGTATAAAAGGATCGTTTTTATATAATTCATCGAATATTTCTTTATTACCCCACAGTTTATATTCCCAATCAGGATGCATCACTTTTACTCTTTGCATAAAAGTTTTACACTTTTCGGGAATGGGTTGATCACCGATCCAAATTTGATGTATTATTTTAGGTATCGTCATATTGAATAAAATAAAAAGAGCTTTTATTTCTAAAAACTCTTTTTTTAAATTAAGTTTAAATTACATTAAAGCTTTGAATCTTTCAGCAATTGACATACCTTCGTATATTTTTGCCTTTGTAGATTCTTCTACTTCCTCTTCAGGTGCTTCTTCAGCTTCTTCAGCTTCTTCAACTTCTTCAACTTCTTCACCTTCTTCTTCAACTACTACTTCTGCAGCTTCTTCGCCTTCTACTTTATCAGCAGCTTCGACGTCTTCTTCTTTTTCTTCTTCAGCTTCAACGTTAACTTCAACTTCAACTTCTTCAGATTCAACTGTTTCGTTTAAAGATTCTGCAATGTATTCAGCATATTCAGAAACTGATTGTAAGTTTTCTTTTAGGTATTCAACATACTCTAATAAAGTTGTATGTGATGTAGCTCCTTCATTATGTGCTTCAGCTAAATAGTTAGCGAAATCTTTAACTTTAGAAACTGCTTCAGCAACATGTTCTGTATAAGAGATACCTTGATCTAATTTCTCAGCCAAAGACTCAGAATAAGAGATACCTTGATCTGCTTTTTCAGCAACGTGCTCTGTGTATTGAATAGATTCATCTAATTTACCAGCAACATACTCAACGTAGTTAGTTAATTTATTAACATTTTCTACAATATGATCATTGTGCTCTTTTAGATTTTCTAATGAGTTGTCTTCAGAAACTTCAGCATCTTTAGCTTCAATAGACTCCTTTAATGTCTTGATTTCATTCGCTAAATACTCAGAGTACTTATTGAAATCCTCAGATTTTACAAATTCTGCCATGTTTTTATTTTCTTTTATTTCTATGTTTGTATTTTGATTTTCAATGTTTTCTTCATCAGAGTTTGTTTTATTAATCTCGTAAATAGACAATAAACCATCATTGTCGTAACCATAAGATTCGTTAACTCTTTTTAGTTCAGCGTTTTCAAAACCTGGATCAGCGACTAGATCATACGTAAATAATTGTTTGATCTTCACTTGTCCATTAGATTCTACGGCACCCGCTGCTCTAGATGAAATTTGTAAAGGAACACCAGCATCTACTAAAGCCTTAGCTTGACGACCAGCATCAGTATCTAATAATTTGATACGTCCTCTTACTTCTTTACTCTCTTTGTCGTAAGTTAGTTCTTCAATGATATGCGATACATTCTTTAAAGAAATGTCGAACTGCGCAGGGTGATCTAATTCACCCAATAATTTGCTAGCTCCAATTTTTGCCTGTAATGCTTCAATTTGAGGAACATATTCAGATTCGGTATAGATACGATTGTTTCTATTTTTTTGATCAATTTGACCAAAAACACCTTCTAGAATATAATCTTTATTCTCTGATGTAGTAACATTCAGAGCGGATGAAGACATCTCGACGATTAATAAATCGTTAATATTATTCATAATATTTTATTTTTCTATTTTTAATATATATCATACTTTATTATTGAAATATCTTATTACATTCCAGCCAGAGGATCGTCGCCGCCTTCTGCGCCTTCTTCTTCCTCTTTTTCAGCCTCTTTTTCAGCCTCTAAATCTTCGGCTTGCTTGTCGTTATAGATCTTTACTAATTGATCTATCTCACCTTCTCCAAAGGCAGCTTCTCCGTAATTGTCATAGAAATATTGCTTAAACTCTTCATCAGTTATAGATGCTGTAATGGCACCTAAAATTTCAGCAGCTTTAATAGTTGAACCTGAATCCAAAGTAATCTCGTCGATAATTACTTTAGAATCTTCACCAGCTCTTAGTGCTTCTTCAGAGATAAAGTCTTCAAATGTTTTAATAATTTTCATAATTTATATATCTTTTTTATCTTTATTTTTACATTGCGAATGGATCTTCAGCCTCTGGCTCTTCAGCAGTCTTCTTCTTTAACTTAGATTTAAATGCTTCATTAGCTCTAATCTCATCGTCACTTAATTTAAGATATTTCTTAACTAAGTATTCTTGATCGAAGTAGTATTCTTCTTCCATAGTCTCTTGATTAGTTGTCATTAGGCTATCTCTCATTGTACCTATAAAGTCAAGTCTCTTCTCCATTAATTCCATATCTTTCAATTCTGAGAAGACATTTTCTTCATTGAATCTAAGTGCAATTTGAGTTTTAAATTGAGGATCATTTGTAAAATCAGGATATTTAAGACACATTTGAATATAAAGTGGCTTAGATAAAATTTCCATAAAGATAGATCTTAGACGTTTGATAAATTTACCAAACTTGATCTCGTCTCTAATCATACCATCGGCTGCAAGGTTAAAATCACCTCCACCATCTTCATATAAGAATCTTGAGTAAGGAATTTTCGAAACGTGCTTTAATTTATCTGAGAAGTATTTAAGTGCTTCTGTATCTGATAGATCTGGTCCTTCGCTGTTAAGTGTTTCAATTTCTGGTGAATCACCATCTTTAGAAGGTAACCAATACTCTTTACTAAACTGTAACATTGGTTTACCATCTGTAGCCAAAGTACCTGATTCCCAATCAAAATCAACTGACTCTTTATATGAGTTCATTAACTGTGAAAGCGATTGTTTTGCTCTGGTCTTAGATTTACCACCAACTGGGATAACAAACTTCATTCTAAATGAAGCATTGGTCACAGCCCAAATAACTCTAGTGTGTTCCATAATTCTTAACAAGTTAAATGCTCTTGTTAATCTCTCAATATATGAAACTCTTGATGCTGTAGTAATTGAAGAGTACGAAATATAGATAATCTGTGAATCGTAAAGTTTACGCTCTTTAACTGGATCATCTTTGTATTGTACCCAAACCTTTTTACCATCATCGTGATTATAACCAGGAATAAGTGTGATTGGATCTAATTCTTTAAAACCAATAATTTCTTTTTGGTCGGGGGAATAAATTATTTCAAATGCAAGATAACCATCAATTAGGAATTTTCTAAAGAAATACCATGCAGATTGATCAGAATTAAAACCAAAATAGTGATAGATTTGTCTAAAGTATTTATTAAGATCTTTGTCTACCTGCTCTGAAATATCAATACCTAGAATTTCAGGATAACAGAAAAAGTTTTTCTCATCATATACAATGGTCTCATCACACAGAATATCTAAAATATCTTCCACTTCATCATTAAGTGAAAATCTTCTAAGTTCTTCTCTTTTACCTTCATATGATTGATCAAAAAATGGAATATTAGATCTTAAATTAGTGTCTGTCATTGACATTGCTGCAAATGCACCATAAATGTCATCTGAGTCTACACCAAACGGGTTCATTTGACCATAACCTATTTCGGCTTCCATTGGTCCAATTGCTTGTGATTGTCTTAGGACTAAATCATCATAGCGCATACCAAACGAAGACAATGACTTTAGAGCATTTGAAATGCTAAAAGGTCTTGATCCATTGCTCAATGGTCCATTTCTGTCGTTAAATCCTGCCATACTATTATATTATTATGTTCTGTTTATATATCTTTTCTTTTTGAGCGCGCTTTTAGGTGCTCTCTAAATTGTCTTTTAACTTCATTAATCCCAATACCATTTAGGTCTTGAAAATCGCAAAGTGCTATTTTAGCCCAACTTTCATAAGAAACTACTTTTTGATTCTTTTTTAGTTGAGGTATGTATTGTCTAATAGCAAAATCAAATCCAAATTGTTTTAAAAACTTAACAGCGTCTTTGTATATTAGATTAATTTCACCCTGTGTTAATGCATTGTTTTCTTTAGATCTTCCTGTTTTAGATTTGATTTGGCCGGCCATTCTGTCATAGATCATATCTAATAGATCTTCTTTCATCTGTACTGGTAATAAGTTAAGATTAATTCCAACGTCCGTACCACTCTCATGTGGATCCATAGCTAACACAACCGGATTCATATCCCACCATTCTAATGTTTTAATATGCTTAGGCTTTTCATATCTAAATACATGAATCATTCCGACCCTAAATGGTTTACTGTGTTTTGCTACAGTGTTATCTCTAATAGATTTAGAAGCTTCAGCAAACCATTTTTCTGCACTTCTTCGTGCTTTAGTTTTACCGCCAGCTTCCTTAGATAAATCCTTAATTTCTTTTTTTATTTTACCCATTATTTAAGAGACTTTTCTGTTAGAACTATGAACCTCCAACCTCTATTTTCAGCCCATGCCTTTGCATATTTATATTTATCTCTATTTTTTATATACTGCTCTGCTAAAAACTTATAGGATTTAAGTGCCTTTTGACTATTCTTTTTAGGTGGAGCTGGCTTTGTAATTTGTGCCTCTGGTTTAATTTCTATTAAAAACTCTTCGTCTCCATCAATACCTCTAGTTTTCATATAGAAATCTGGATAATATTTGTGTTCTCTTTTATCGAATGACCATATATAATTAATCTCAACTGGTTCACTGGACCATTTAATTACACTATCTCTAGTATCGCACATGATCATGAACTTGCGTTCCCATGAAGATCTATAAATAATTGGAATTGGCCCAATGTATTTTTCTGGATTTGTTGGTGTAAAATACCCTTGTACAAATCCAGAATTTCCGGTTGGTTTGAGATTCTTTATTGACATTTAAATATTAAACATTCCACCATTATCATCGCTTCCACCATTAGTAGTAATTCTGTCGATTGATAAAGTTCCTTTATATTTTTGCGGGTGAATTTTATTCCAACCTTTAGCATATCCACGTTTTGCAATTTCTGTAAAATACGCAAACGCATTTGGATATTTTGGATTAAAGTTTCTCCAATATTTAAGTAGATCTAATAACGCGAATTGAAGACAATCACTTCTGTCGTCACTGTTAACATAATTTAATCTATTAATAGTTCTTTCGGCTAAAAGCACCAACATTTTTTCTGCAGTTGGCGTTAATTTATCTAGTTCTTTAGATTTTACTAATTCGTTATAAAGGTCTTTATTATTTAAATAATTCTTTTTTCTGGGCATAATCTTTATATATGTTTAGTATTATACTAAAAAAAGCCCAATTGTTTCCAAATGGGCTTTTTAAATAATAATATACATGTTTAAATCGAATCTTCTGCTGCGATTTTAAGTTTATTTTTCTCTATTCTCATTGGCTCTTCGTTTACGAAAACCGTTAAGATATCTGATTTACCTTTTCCTGTAAATTCTAAAGCATCTACTTTAACTTTAGATCCTAGTGGTAAATCTTCTGATTCTATTGTTGTTTCTGCGCTAACATAGCCATCATCTCTCGTTAAAAGATCTTCATTTTGTAAATCAGCTAATTCTTCAGAGATTCTAGTTATTTCACTATTTAATAAATTGTCAGCTGCTTTAATATCTGGTAAATTTCTATTTGCTTCTGATAATCTACCTTTCTGATCTTTTAAGAATGCAATCATTTCATGCATTAATTGTGTCTTCGCTAATTTAGCAGCTCTTCTTTCTTTGTAAGATTCTAAAATATCTTCAACCATTGGTGTAATATCTGCACCTGTATTTTCAGCAACATATTCTATCGCTGCATCTGCTAAAAGTTTTGTGAATTTTTCAATTTTAGTAGCTTCATTAATTCTGTATACGAACATATTGTTATCAGCTCTCATTGCTAAAACTCTAACATCACCGTCTCTAGATTCTGAAATAAATTCTAATACATTATAATGATTATAATTTTTAGATGCAAATTCAAATAAATTGATCAATGCTTTATCATTATACTTAATATATGCTGCGGCTAATAAAGATTCTGCAAGAGGAAGAGATGGTGAATATGCTAATTCTACATTACCTGCATAAAACTTATTCTCAGATACATTATAAGATAATTTAACTACAATTGATTCTGTAAGTAAATTAAGTTTTGATGATTCTAAAACTGCTAATTCATTTTCAACTTCAGTTACTGCTAATTTCTTACCAGATGTTTTGTATGATTTAATGTTTTCATTTAAGAAATTAATCTTTTTATCTAATTCTACTAGCGCATTAAAGTTATCTAATGCTGATTCATTAACTTTAGAAATAGTCTTCTTATTGTTATAGTCATAGTAAAAAGAAATACCCTCATTAGTGATGTTAAACAATTCATTTGCTTTAACTAAAAATGAAAACTCTTCTGAAACATTAGTGACTTTTTCGATATGACTTCCCGTCATTCTGAAATTTTGTCCACCGGCATGAAATACAAAACCATTTTTAGATTCTATAACTGGTGAAATAATTCCTTTGTTTAAATTTGCCATTTGTGTTATTTAATTTTTTATATATATCTTTATTTTATTCATCGAATGGTAGATCAGTTGCCTCAACATCATTTATGTCACCCATCATAGGCTTATCTTTGTCTAAAACATTAGTGCCATAATCTGATGTATTTGTAAATTTAAAAATTCTATTAGAATTCTTTCTTCTCTTAGAAGTTCTTAATAATTGTGTATTAATGCTTATTAATTGGCCTAAACTATTCATGTCAAAATCACAATCCGTACCCGTTAATACCCAAGAAGTTAAGTCTTCGTTCCATGTCCATATCGTACAGTCAGATGTGTCATAATATATTACTGGATTTGGTAAGTCACCCTCATAGAATTGATTAGGATCAAGTGCTAATGTATTAGGATCTCCGTAATTACCAGTAACGCCATTTTCATAAGTAGATCTTGTAAACTTAGTGTAAATGTCATCTTCAAAATCAAATGAAGGTATATTAGTATTAATCTCTAAACTAAATGTAATTTTATGATTTTCTTTATCATCAAATCCATATTCAATTGGACGCTCTTGTGTGTAATCATCTGGCATCATATATTCAGATGAAATTCTATACATACCATCTTCTAAGTGACCTGCATCAACGTGAAAGAAATTAGCCTTATACATGTTTTTAATAATTGATTCAGTAACCTTAAACATGTCTAATTGACTAGATAATAATATTTCTACATCGACACTAATTACACATGGAATCATTTCAAATTCAGCAACAAAACCTTCCATTAAGCCGCTTTGATTCATCATCGTATAATTACCTAAATTTCTCTTATTAACAAGTTTACCTGGATCTATTGAAAATGAAGATAAGTTTACTATACCTCTTGGTACTTTATCGTAATTACCATCTGCGAATTCTCCATTTGGATCACATGATTCTCCGTTTACATTTGAAAATAAAAAATTATCTTTAATAAAGTTTTCATCACCAGAGACTGCATAAAAAAATGGCACATCTACAACAGCTCGTTCTTCATTAGAGATTTGTCTCCAGAAACTAAGTTTACTATTTAAATCAGCTAAAAGACCTATGATAATATGTCTGATAACTGAATCGTCTTTGTTGTATTTTAAATTATATGTTGCCATTTATTATATTGTGTTGTTTATTCACACGTTGCTGTTGATATAATGTTGTTTAGCAATTCAGTTGATGTTGTTGATTCGTTTAATTGTAGTATTTCAACTATATAATTAGCATCTTCTAAATTTTGTAATAGAGTTGCATCAGTGCCAGATGGTACAGTGTCTTTGTCTATTTTATAAGTACCTCCATTAGCAATAGTATTTAGCGAGAAGACTGGTAAAGAAGTTGTTGATTGGTAATAATTTTCAGGGTTAGTTCCACATACTGCTGCATACGCTGCATATAGGTTATATACAAATGGTGTAGGTTCTGGCGTTGCAGTCGGTGGAACTGGCGTTGCAGTCGGTGGAACTGGCGTTGGCTCTGCCGTAGGTACTGGCGTTGCAGTCGGTGGAACTGGCGTTGCAGTCGGTGGAACTGGCGTTGCAGTTGGCAAAGGATCCGCATTAAAATTAGTCCAAATTTCATTTGTTTGACACCACAATAATGCATCATTTTCACCTCCATTATTTCCTGGAGTTTTGTCAAAAACTACTGGGTTATTTACAGTAATAGAATGTTTCTCTACCCACGATACGAAATCTGTTGCGCTATCAAGTTCTTCAAATGCAAAATATGCAGTAGGTCCTCCGGTTGGATCACCTATCGCAGGGCTAGTATTAGTACCAAACGGTGTTTCTTCAGTTGTAATAAAACATGCTATGATTTTACCTGGTACCTCCTCTGGGCCCATAAAGAATCTAATTTCATTATCTAATGCTGCTTGAAAACCAATTGCTGGTTCTCCAATTAAAATTCTACCGGTATTTTCGGTTCCTTCTAGTCTCGTATTGTTAGCGCTAAACGCAAAAGGTCTTGATGCCATTGTAAATATTATTTTTTATTTATATATCTTAATCTATATTTTCTATAGTAAATTTGGAAAACCCGTTCTCTCTGTATATCTGTAGCTTCTTATCGAATATTTCGTGTGGAAGAACAGAGTGATTAATTACGAATGTATTTATCTTGTTTTCTTTAATGACTTGATTTAATATTTTTAGTATATTATAGACTCCATCATGATCAACTGAACTTAGTAATTCATCTAAGAATAAGAGATTTAATTGTGGAAATCTAAGTTTTAAGATTTTAATAATGGCGATAATAATAATAAAATCGGCTTTCTTGCGTTCTCCAGTTGAAAGTGTCATTGGGTTAATATCTTCACCTAAGTGATTGATAATACAGTTAAACTTCTCATCAAATCTAATATGAAATTGCAAGTGCATGGTTTGAGCCATAGCTGCAATGTTAGTGTTAAGACCTGGTAAAATAGTTTTAACAGCTAGATTTTTTACACCATCTTCTCCTAACACTCTTTCAACAATTTCCATAAATGCATATTCAGCACTAAGATCGCCTTTAGTCTTAGACTTAATAGATTCTTTTTCTTCAAAATCTGTAATTAAATTCTTAAGATGTTCAAATTGAGAATCGTCTGGAGTACCTTTTATTTTAAGTAATTCAGACTTAAACGTCTTCATGCTATATCTAATATCTGTAGCTCTTTCTTCTATATTTCTTTTATTAGATTTCAAATCATCAATACTGCTCTTAATATCTTCTAATGATTTTTTAAATTCTTTTATTTTTTTAGTGTCTTCTTCTATTTTATTACAGAAATGATCCTTTTGATCTAAATGCCATTGACTATCCAATTGAGTTTCACAAGTTGGACATTTACCGCTTTCATACAATTCTAATTTCTTTTTTAAATACTCTATTTCATGCTTTAATGAAGATGCATCTGATCGTGTAGATTCATATGATTCTGTATTAGTTTTTATTCTAGCTTCTAAATCATTTTTTTCTAAATCCAATGTCTTAACACTTTCATTTAATTTAACTAGACTAGATTTTAATTCATCTATTTTAGAATTGTTCTTCTCATGTGATTCTTCTAATAAAGCATTGAGTTTGCCTTTAACAGAAGCGATGGAATCAATAATTTGATTTAATTCAGATTCATATGAATCAATATCCATTTTTATGTTTCTTCTTTCTGTTTTAATTGACATTTGCATATCATTAAGAATAGAAAAACCAAACATCTTATCAATGATCTGTTTCTTATCTTGATTTGACATTGTCAAAAAAGATTTAAAATCATTAACAGATAAAATAATTATATTTTTAAAAACATGGTATGGAATTCCAAATATCTCTTCTTCTAAATAATCTTGTACAGACTTCTTACCTGCTTTATCGAATTCGGTGCCATTAAGTCTTACTGTAAACGTGTTAGGTGCTAAACCTCTTTCTATTTCAACTTCAATGTTACCACAAGTTAAGCCTATTTTAACTTGCAATTCTTTATTAATTCTATTCGGTAAATCAGCTAATTTAACACCTTCTACTCTACCGTATAATGCATATATAATAGCATTGGCGATAGTAGTTTTACCATCGCCATTTTTACCAAGAGTTAGAAATAATTTTGATTGATCTTCTTCAAATTCTATTCTTTGTAATTGATTACCGTAAGATGCAAAGTTTTTAAATTCTATAAAATTTATTCTCATATTTCAGTACCGTTATCATGTGCACATTGATTATAAAGTGCTTTTAGTTTTTTCTTTAATCTTGTTTTAGTTTCTTCATCATCGCCTAATCCATCGACATAAACATTACACAAATTCATAATGCTGTAATTTTTATACATTTCTTCAACATCATCCATGTCATAAAAATCCTTGTCTATGTAGTTTTCTTCTTGATAAATATTTGGTTCTAATTTTCTACTAATATTCTGTATTTCATTAATTAGTTTACTAAGGGCATTAGTAGTTGCTATTCTAGAAGGTACAAATAAATCTACGAAATTATTTCTAATTTGATTCTTAAACTGACCCAGTGGCATATCATAGAGTTGTACGATGTTATATTTCATAAACTTAGGTGATACATCATTTGGGTAAAAAGTCTCTGACATGTCTTCTAAATCAACGAGATCAAATCCTTTAGTGTTATTTGCATCAGACCTTGTCAATTGATATGGAGTTCCAACCATTAATAATTTACCACGTTCTTGTCTAAAATGAATATGACCACTAAAGACCCTAGTATATTTGTCATAAATATTGGAATCTGTTCCATGTTCATTTTTTACTTTAGCATTCAAGTAGATGCCTTTAACTTCAGAGTGGCAAAATACAATTTCTGCTGTTGGATAATCTGCTAGTGTTTCTGCTTCGTGGTTTGCATCTCTACGCCATGGCATCATTAATATTTTTCTACCTGACCAATCCATTAATTTAGGCTCTTTATAGATCTGTACACCAGGAATCCATTTAAGTGAATCTATTGAAGTCACTTCATTTGAATTTTTAGCCCAAATATCATGATTACCACATATGATATGTACTGGAAGAATTTTACCTAATCTTTCAAATAAATCTACGGCGTAATTAAGTACTCTAATATTAATAGATTGTCTATTATCAAACGTATCGCCAACTTGCACTAAAACATCACCAGGTTTAACATGCTCCTTTAATGTAGGTATAAAAACCTCTTCAAAGAATTGTTTTTGAATATCTAACCATTCTACAGAATTAGCTCTTACTCCAAAATGTAAATCGCCTAGCACCCAAACTCGATTGGCACCACGCTTTAGTAAAGAAGTTTCAATCATTTTAAAAAAGTTTCATTATATTCTTTCTCTTAAGAATACCTGTACGCAAATCTAATTCTTGAATCAAGTCCTCTTTGTAAACATTAGAAAGAGAACTATAAAATTTAGTAGGGTTAATGTCAAAATATACACACAATTCACTAAAGATGTCTATGCGACTGTTTTTAGCTGCCATTTCATCAATGATATATCCGTATATGTCATTAATATCGACCTTCTTAAGTGTAGCACATCGTCCTAATTCATCTACGTCGTTAAATTTTTTAAATCTAGACAATTCTATTAGTCTATGAATTTCTCTTGCGATTAATTCAAAATGAATTTTTTCTTCTTCATCTTTATTGTCTTTAACGTTAGGATCTAATTCGAATTTTATATTACTAAATTCAGTATCTGGTGATTCGAAATTATTATTAAATATTTTATCTTGTGCCATAATTATATGCTATGTAAGTTTGAATTTGTAGTTTCTTCGGTTTCAATGAGACGCATGTAATTCCAATTAATATCTAATTTACATTTTGTACCCTTTCCTTCACCATCTCTAATCTTAAGAACCTTTAACCAATATTCATTATTAGCTCTCATTAAATCGTCTTGAATAATACCTAACATAACGTCAGCTGTGTGTGAAAGACCTGCAGATTCTGCAATGTCTGTCATGCCAATGTCAGATGAGTTATATCCATTTCTTGTAATCTGTGTTGCAGTAACAATTAACCAATTATTTCTAATACCCATAGCTCTAAGATCTTCTGCAATTTGCTTAATCTTCATATAGGTATTTTCAGTATTTTGATTTCTGTAATTTGCTAAGATATTAATATAGTCAATTACAACTGCACCTACCTTAATTTGTTTTTCTTCTTCTATTTGATTTACATATGCTTCAATGTCCAATACGGTTGCTTGTGAAGTTGGAAATTGTTTAATAAATAATGAACCTGGTGGAGTAAATCCATCACCAACAGTCTCTAATCTACGTTGGATGTGTTCTTTATTTTTAGCTTTATCTGCGTATTCATTAATATTAACAGTTAATAAGTTAGAACCGATACGCTTCACAAATTTATGTGCTGCCATTTCTGCAGTTACAACTACAGTATTTGTACCCATTTTAACAAAGTTAGCTGCGTCATTTGCTAAATAAATTGATTTACCAATGTTTTGTTCACCTGCATATACAATTAAGTTACCTCCTTTGTCATATCCACCGCCCAACATTCTATCTAAGAAATTATAACCAGTACTAACTTTCTCAGTGTCCTTTTGATCGTGAGAATCCACTTCGAAGAAGTCAAGTCCTAGATCAGAATTAAATGATAAATTATTTCTATCATTAATCAGACCTTTAACTTTAGCAACAATTGCATCTACGTTTTCTGGAGTTACTGCTGTTGTTTTAACAAATTCAACAGTGTCTGTTAATGATATTTCAAATGTGCGGTATTTGATCCATGATTCTGCAGTAGATGTTAACCATTCCTCGTCGTATTGATCTAAATCAACTTCAAAAATAGTATTTAAAATATTTTCAGTGATCTTCTCTTTAGCCTTTTCACTCCTTTGAATCAACATATTCAATTGATCCTTTTTTGGAGTTTCATTGAATCTCTCAAAGAATTTATTAGACAGTTGACTTAAAATATCAATTTCCTGTGAAGTATAAAAACCGCTCTTAATACTCTTTAAGTATTTAGTCTTCTCTAATGATAATCTAAAGAATATTTTTTCAAAATCTTGTCCGAATTGCATATTTTTTTATTAACTGTTATTATCCTTCTATGCGCATAGCGCCGTTTTGTTTCCCTAGTGGTTCTGTTAACCATAGATTAATAGCTATTGCCTTTCTAGTACCTTTAGTTACAGGTGTAACAGCATGTACATACTTTCCAGCATCAAAAATTATCAATCTATTTGGTTTTGCATAAACCACTTCTGGCGTTTTATCTACGCCTTCTGTATAAATCTCTAACATACCACCTTCAAATTCAGGTTGTTCTGGATAATAAACTGTACCCATAGATGGTGTTACTATTTCACCTGTTTTAGCAAATAATTCTTCATCTTTGTCATAATGACCTCCTAAATTATTACTAAATCCCATTTCTGTATTGGCAGTTTGAATACCTGTCCAATACTCAAAACCTCTAATTGACATTGGTTTACTCAATGGACAATTATCAGCCCATATGGCATCTATAAGTCGTTGTTTGGTAGTTTTAGCTTCTTCATTCCACCATCCATCCCACCAATAATAAACGCCCGGATCCGAAAAGAATTTACTATCATTTGCTATTTCTTGTAGTAAATTCTTGTCTTTAATAAAATTATCGATTACTAATATCATTCAAACGGGTTTGTTTTTATTGTCCATGACTCTTTGCCATGCGTAGTATTTAAAGGTTCTACTAGATCCAAATCTATTAATTCAGAAATGGATTCTAGTAGATGTTCTTCTGTTGTTTCTGGAAACCTATATGTTTTTAAAGCATGTAAGGTAAAATTACCCTTATGTCTGTCAGGCATTCTGACACATAATTTAATTTCTGCTAATAAAATATCAAAAGATGTTGGATAATCGGGTAAGTCCTTTTCAATGCCTAAAACATATTTTATAGGTAACTTATCTTCATTAATCTGCATCTGATTCTAGTATAGCTTCTAAGTCAATTTCTCTCTCCTCTGTATTATAATTAAACACATGTTTGATTTTACCTTCAATCTTCTCTAAAACTTCTTGTGTAAATACTTTATCCGTAAAAAATTCTTTATTCGGTACAGTGTGATCTAAGTGTTTACATATCCAGTTTCTTGAAGTTGCCTTAGGAATCTTCTCACCCTTTTCAATAATACCTTTAGTAATACCGATGTCTTCCCAATCAATGTACTGTTCTAATCCAACATACGCATTCATACCTTCAGTAAAGTGTAAATGAAATTTAATATTAGTTGGTTTTGCAAAACGATTCTTATTAGGCTTAGCTGTTACAATAATACCTGCTTTATCTCCACCAGTATCTTTAAGTTGTGCCTTTCCTAAATATAAAACGATTGACGCTGCATATTCTGGTCCAGTTCCACCACCCGCGACTTGTCTTGAGATAAAGTCTTGTGTTTGATATGTATGATTAGTAAAAATAAAAGGTATCTTAAGATCTGCCAATGGTGTCATAATGATTCTAAAAATAGATTTTAGAACCTTAGATCTTGTCATATCTGCTTTTTCAGATCCTGATCTAGCGTCATCGATTTCTTTTTGAGTTGCTAAGTTACCTGCAGAATCAAGAATCATCATGATCTTTGGTGTTTTTCCACCATTACGTTTTACTTCTTGCATCTTGCTAGTAAGTGTAGTAACTGATGTTCTAAATTCTTGAACAGTATTAATAGGTTGGTAATTAACTTTTGTTACGTCAATCCCAAACTTTTCCATTTGATCTTTATCGACTGCTGCTTCAGAATCAAAGTAGATTACATTGTAACCCATTTCAATTGCCTTTCTAACAGAGTTTAGTACTAAGAATGTTTTACCCGTTCCTGATGGTCCTGCAATTGAACACGTTCTACTGTTAGGCCATCCACCAAATAGTGAACCACTAACACATGCATTTAAATGAAAATTACCAGTGTCAATCCACTCTGTAACTTCACTGAATGTAGAGTCTGACATAATTGATCCCAGTGGATTTAATGTCTTTAACTCTGAGTTTATATCGTCAAAACTAAAATCTTTTTTTGCCATATTATTGTTGTATTTTTATATTATACTGTAAAATGTTAAATTGTTTCTTCGTTATCGGGAAACAGTTGTTGTTCTTTGTGTCTAAGTTGATTAAGAGCTAATATAGCTTCTTCAGCTTCTTTTTTAAGTTTATCGATATTAGATTGAATATCGTGTAGTCTATTGAGTATTGTATTATACTGATCAACAAATTCTTTTTGTTCTGCTGTTAGTTTTACGTCCATGTTATTCTCTATTGTAATCGTCTTCTATACGAATTATATCGTCTTCTCCGAAGTATGTTCCCGTTTGTACTTCTACAAAATGAACTGGTAAATCAGTTTCATTCCATGCTCGGTGTTTTGCACCCAATGGAATTCTAATTGATTGCCCAGGTCCTCTGTACAATTTTTCTCCATTCAATACAATTGTCAAAGTACCATGAATTACGGTCCATACTTCGGCTCGTTGTTCATGGTACTGATATGACATTCTTTGTCCAGGAAAAACTTCTATTAGTTTTATTTTTACATCAGGTGCATCTAAAACTACTTCATATTCTCCCCATGGTCTAACATCTGTTTGATGCATAACCATATTTGATCTTGTTGTATCACTCATGTTAATCTTCTAATACTTCCTCTTCTGGAAATTGAATCGTTAACTGATTTGGATCTTGTTGTTGTTTCTTGTAATTAGTATGATAATATGATCTTACAGCTTCTCCTAATTCCATATCATTAGGTGTAAGTTCTACCATTGCCATAATTTCTCTAAATTTGTAATATGTTCCGTCCATAGTTTTAAAATAATGCTGATGCATAGATCAGGTTAGTATCTAGTGTTTGTAGACCGATTGCTGTTAATACTCTATTGAGTGGATCGATCATTGCTTTTTCAAATTGTGTATCGTAATCAACTTTTGGTGCAATTTCATATGGGTATTCGTTAGGCATAAATGCGTACACCTCACTAATAGTTCCTATGCAATTGTATATTTTTAATTTTTCACCATTTGAAATGTGTTTATATTTGTTTTTATATTTTTTATTATTATTTAAAATATAATTATAGTAGCCAGCTGCTTTTACATTAGCTGGACATTTTAGACCAATTTGTAATTCTTCTTGATCATCGATAATATACTTATCAATGTTATTGGTTCTTTTATTAAAAGATATGTCACCTATATCTGCTAATTTAAATTCTTTTTTACATTGCTTCATAAATTCAACCAATTCCTGTAACTCATTTGCAGTGGGCTGAACTTCTGAATTAAATAAAATTCTAAGACATTCTACTAATTTTTCTCTAGCAAATTTTGGAGTAGAAGATTGAATAGTATCAAAGCCGATTGTTTTTACCTTCTTTAATGATGGGTGACGATCTGTAACTTCTAATTTATCATCCCACGCAATGTTCTGAATGTACTTTTTCTTAGACATCCAAATACCATTATATGCCAATGATTCAAGTTCAAATATAAGGAAATTATCAGTGTTTCTTTTCTCTGCATATTTTTCCATACATTTTGCAATGTAATCCTTTAATCTAAAGGCATAAAAAGCAAGAATAAACTCATCAATTTTTAATTTTTTATCTTCATCATTCCAAATGATAGATTCATATAAATCCTGAAACTGCACATAACAAGAATCAGTATCAATATAAATTACAGCAGGTTTTTCAATTTTACCCTTTACTTTAATACCAAATTGTTCATGAACTGCCGTATCTTTGTGCCAAAAGTCATTAACATATTTGTTAAGAATTGTTTCTGAATAAAGAATAGCATTTTTACCCTGTTTGGTAATTGATTCAGCAATATCGAGATTAAAAAAGTGGAACCACTTATTACCAAATGCTCCGTAGATAGAGTTAAGAGTTAATTTAACAGCTTGTTCATATGCAGTGTATTTGGCAGAAAGCTGCTTGTAGTGATCTACAAGCAGCTTCGCCTCATCATCTGTGAGTTGATCAATTGATTTATTTTCTAACTCTTCGATATTCATATATTAGGCAGTTTGGCAGGTTGAAATTGTCAATAAAGTATGTGAATCGTTTGATTCGAATACAACTTTAGAATCTGACACATAAACCGTTTGCTCTTCCTTGTCTAATAAATTTAGATATTTTTTATAAACAGTAACGTTACCATTACCACTTGTATCTGGTGTAAGTACTACATTAAATGATTTACCATTAACGTTAATGCCTTGTACATCTGAATTAATACCAAATGTTTCATCTTTGTCAAGTGAAAAAAGATTCTTAACTTTACCGATTGAATGTGTATCCAATGTAAAATCAAATTTAGCATCAGAGCGAGCAAAGATAGCATCGCGTTGATCTTGTGAAAGATCTTTAAATCCTAAAGAAGGCTCAGAACATGAAAGTGTAATTTCTAATTCGTCATTAAAAATACGCAATGTTGATGCTACGAATTCTTCATCATTTTCGATAAATTCCAATTCACCTTTAATTGCATCGTGTTCAAAGTGTTTAATTGCTTCAATAACTTTACTACCTTCAAAAAATGCAATTTTCATTTCTTTGTCAGTGTCAGGCCATTCACTTACTTGGAAGATAGTGTCAGCTTGAATAGAGTGATGTTTTACAGCATCTCGTTGTGGAAGATAAACTGTTGATTGGATTTGACCCTCTTTAATTTTCATATAAATGAAAGAGTCAATAAGTTTAACACGATTGATAAACTCTGTTAATGCATGTTGATCAATGCGATCGATTTGTAATTTCATAAATTTATTTTTAGATAATGATATTTGAATATTATACAGAGATCTGTGGAATAGTTTCATTAAAAATGAAGCAAAAAAAAGGGCAGAGATAGTAGCGAACTTTCTCTGCCCAACCCGTTAACTATAACGGTCCTAAGACGTGGTCTTTAAACCACACCTTTATGCTTCACATGATGAACATTCTAGAATATCTCTTGCAAATGACTGAGCTGAACTTTGACTAAATTGATAATATAGTGTTTTAACTCCTTGTTCATGAGCGCTTAAATATAATTTATTGATATCTTTGGCCGAAACTGATGGATGTATCATTAAATTTAAAGACTGTGATTGATCAATAAATGCTTGTCTTTGACCAGCTTGTAAAATTAATTCAGCTGGACTAATTTCAATAAATGATTTAAACACAGCTTTTGTTGGAAAGTCTAAGTGTTGCACACTTCCATCTTTCTTTAAGATGTCTTCCCATACTTGTGGAGTATTTAAGCCATACTTTTCTAATTCGGCTTCAAGGAAAGGATTTTTATAAATCGTCTTTGATTTAGCAAGGTCTTTGATGAAGTAATTAGATTTAATTGGTTCAATTCCCATACTTACTTGGCCGTGAATAAATGAACTGGATTTGGTTGGAGCTACAGCTAATAATGTAGTATTGGCATAACCTTCTCTAATACAACTAACGCCTTTTTCTTCATGTAATTGTCTAGATGCAAGTTCACTTCTTTCTTTAAGTGTTTTAAAGATAGTGTAGTTTAACTGTTTTGCTTCTAGTGATTCAAACTCAATTAATTTAGATTGGAATAATGAGTGATATCCTAATACACCTAAACCTAATGCTCTGTGTTGTTCTGCAAATCTATATGCTCTTTTCATTCCTGGCATATTGTAAGATTTCTTAATGAATTCTTCCATCACCGCGTTTAAGAATAAAGTATAAGTTTCAATAGCATCTGTTTCTACAATTTCGTCCCAGTGTAATAAGTTAATTGAACCTAAACAACATACAAATGAATTGAATGAATCAGTTGGTAATTGAATCTCAGAACACAAGTTAGACGCTGTGATATCCAATCCTAATTCTTTATATGGGGAATTGTTATTGGTATTGTCCTTAAACATGATATATGGATAGCCAAATTCATTACGTCTTTGGATAACTTTAGCCCAAATTTTACGTTTATCGGCATCTCCATCTTTCATATCTTGAATCCACTGATCCGTAACGGTTACGCCATATTGTAGATTTTGAATTGGATTTCCTTCAGTTCCAATGTCTAAGAATTCTAAAATATCGTTATGTTCTACTGGTAACCATGCAGCACATGCGCCTCTTCGTGCTTCTGATTGTTTACATACATCAACCGTAGTGTCATACATTCTTGCATAGTGTACTGGTCCATCTGCTGTTCCTCCTGTAGAAATAGTAGCACCTCTTTCTCTAATATTACCTAAGTAAATAGAAGTTCCACCTCCATATTTAGACATCATTCCAATTTCTCTACTTCCATTTAAGATACTATCTAAAGTATCATCTACGTTTGAACCATAACAACTAATTGGAAGTCCTTTGTCTTTTCCAAAATTAATCCAAACCGGTGTTGACATACTATAAAAACCTCTTGACATATAGTCTTCAAACTTTTTAGCAAAACCCTCAATTTTTAAATACTTTTCTGCAGTATTTGCAATATCTTTAATTCTCTGTTCTGGTGATTCTGTAATATATCCTCTTGATAAGAATAATCTACTATCATCGTTTAACCAATAATATCTTGATCTCCCTTGAGAGTCTTTTGCATCATCTAACGTTAGATCACGGCTTAGTTCTGCTAGAGTTGTTCCGGCTTTTTCCATATTATAATTTTTAAATTTTTTAGTTAAAATAAATCGTCTTCGGTAATTGACTTGCTCTTTTTATTGTAGTCAACTTGTTTCTTGTAAAAGAAATCACCTTCTTTAGTAGCGGTAATTTCTACATCAAACCATAGTGTCTTTTCAATTTCTGCAAAATCAACATCAAAAATGGGTTTCATACCGATACGTGTTAATGAGTTATTGAACCTATTTTGTATAAAATTTTCGATGGTTTTCTTAGAGAGAAATTCCAATTCTCCGTTTTCAAAAATCCAATCTAAAATTTTAACTTCGGCTGCGTATGCCTTTTTACATGCAGAATCTATTAATTGTTCGAATTCTTCATCGAACCATTCTGGATTTTCTGCTTTGATAATATTAATAAGTTCTGAACCAAAATTGCCATGAATCTCTTCTTCCTTGGATGTTGCTTCAACTACGTTTGAAATACCTTTAAATAGATTTTTCTCTTTGTTAAATGACATCATAATTAAAAACTGGCTAAATAGACTCACATGTTCAATAAATAATGAAAATAAAAGTACTGATTTAGTGTACATTTTATCATCTCTACTTCTTGTACCGTCTAAATACTTTCTTAAATAGGCTATCCTGTCTTTGATAGCTGGAATTTCTACAACATTTTGGAATTCTTCTTCTAAACCCAATACTCTAAGTAATTGAGCATATGCATCTTTATGTCTAACTTCTGATTCAGCAAACGTCATACCTACATCACCGACTTCAGTAATTGGCATTCTCTTATAGAGATCAGCCCAAAAAGTTTTCACATTAACCTCTATTTGAGCAATCGCAAGCATAGCTCTTTTAATTACTTCACGCTCTTGATCGTTAATTTTTGTTTTAAAATCATCAATATCAGTCGTAAAGTTAAATTCTGTATGAATCCAATAAGAATGTCTAATAGCATCTTTATATGCTAATAACTGCGGGTACTCATATGGTAAAATGTTAACTCTTGGTTTGAAGATATTCTGGTTCATATAATGTATTTGTTTAATTATATATCAAGTCTGTTATACAGTCTTTCTATTTTTTTTAGGTTAAATTTTTTAATTTTTTTTCTAGTTCGTATGCTTTTTCATAATACGTATAAGACGTCTTTTTATAGTCTTTACGTTGAGCATATAAATCACTTAAAATTCTTTTAAGAATAGAATCTTCCTTTTTGTATACAACTCCATTTTCACAAACGATAACATTTTCATCTTTTCTTCTTTCGTTAATCTCAGGTTCAGTTACCTGTTCTACGTAAGATTCTGGTGAAATGTTAAACTGTCTCATTATTGAAGGGTATAGTGATGCAAAGTCAAACGCACTTACTCCAGTGTAATAACCTACAATTGGTTGTTTTACAAATGCACCTTCAAATTTACCGTCTTTAAGAGAATCTGCTTTACCATATTCTACTCCTATTTTTTTATTTGTTTCTGCTAATTTTCTAGCTAATAAAGATTCTGTGATTGCCACTGGAGAGCTTGCTTTATATAGTGGCATTCTGGTAATAGTTGCTAGAGTTAAAAGAACTTCCATGGATCTTAGCTGTTGATCTATATAATATACTAAGCATGAATCGATCACGTTATAGTATACGTATTTCGTAAAATCGTTCTCATAAAGATCTTGTAATGAACCAGTGTATTTAATTTTAGTAACATCTAAAACAGCACCTGATACAAAGTCTAATGAATTTGATTCTTTTACCGCAACTGATCTATCGTATTTGTCATATAATTGCATGTAATCTAAAATACCCATATGAAGAGGTCTGCTATCATTTCTGTCAAGTTGACCAGTGATAGCCACATCAGTCAGGTCGATTTGTAATCTCTTACAACGATTGACTATATACTGCCAGTCATAGTTGATGAAATTCCACCCTGTCATCATTGGGAACTTAGGTAAAAACTTATGTAAAAATGTATACAACATATTGTACTCATTATCAAACTTATGATATGAGAAGTCCCAATCAGTGTCGTAATTTTTTAGGTGCTTATTAGTATCTTCTTCAATCTTCTTGATTTGTTCAGATGTAAGATCTTCTAAACCTAATACAATAGCTTTGCGTTCTGGTGTAATAATTGAAAATGTAAGAATGCGAGATTTGGCTTCTTCTGGTTTTGGAAAACCATCTATAATTTCTGTTTCAATATCGACGAAATATGTTCGAGGCATGTTAAACTCGTATATCTCTTCTTTATCAGCTTCTGGTAAAGAATCCATAAAATAAAGTAAACTAAATTTATTAAATGATTTAGCGATACCTCGTTTTAAAGGTCGATCATCCCAATTTCTATATGTCTTATCTTTATATTTATCAGTTTCTTTAGTAACGACCCAGTTTTGAAATTGATTTACACCATATCTCTTAAATGAAACTTTACCTTCTTTGTTATAATAAGAAACTATTAATTCCTTATTGGTTTGTTCAATATCTAATAACATTAATAGCCTCTTTTTTGACGGTTCTTATTCTCTTCTGCTTTTGCAAAATAGTAGTTATAAGCGGTCTTTGCATCGAGGCCAATTGATGCTGCATAATTAATAAAGAAGTGTAGAATGTCTACCCATTCCATATACAACTCCTTCTTATCATCTTCTGATAAATCAGAGATTTTCATAGTTTCATATTTAGAGAAGTCTTTCTTCCAATACTTCCATACTGCATTTCCAGAACCATCTTTAATTCCTCCAAGAGCATCAGTCATTTCATGGATTTCATCAACTACAGCATGTGTGTTGACGTGCCAAAAGTTCATTACTTCTCGGATTGACATATCTTCGAAATTAAACCCGTAGGTTTTTTCTTGCATCTCTTTTTGATGTGTCATGATGTCTTCTAAATGTGTCGTTGAATTGTCGTAAAAATCTTGAACTTCTAGATCTTTACATTCGTTATCTATATTTGCCATAATTTAATTTGTTATATTATTAATACGTTAATACACGAGATAGTTTCAGTTTTTATTTGTCCATTTCTAAAACTTCTCCCCATTCTCTTTGTGAGTTTATTTTTTCTTTAATATCTTCTGATTTCGGGTAAGGTTGACCTCCTACATTCCAAAACCATGCACCCGGATTACCATGTTTAACCATAAATTCCCATGCTTTTGCATCATAATTCATTGCCGAAGGAAATGGTGGTGCGTATTTGGGATTTACATCTGATGCAAATGCCTTGGGATGTGACCAAACTTTGGCCTTTCCTAGTTCACCTGTTTTAATATTTCTAGAAACAGCAACTGCATTAAACTTGGCATCTGGCCATGCAATTTGCAAAGAACGCTGTAATACTCCTGTTGAAATAGCAGACCAAACTTCTTCTGGATACCCATGCTTCTCAGCAATATCATATGCTACTTTAACAGCGGCTGCAGTAACTAATTCGTGTTTTAAACCTAATGGAATAAAAGTTGCATTGTTTTCTTCTGCCCAATCTTTAGCTATTTTATTTAAATTAGGCATTGCCGCAATTCTTCTAAATTTTGGAATAGCACCTCTCTCAATACAGATAGCTTGGTGATCTGATATAACTTTACCAGATGGCATAAATAAAACTAATTTTTTATTATACTTTGCTGCTAAATACGCTAATGAAATACCTGCAAAACCAAATCTTGGTTGAACATATACTAATGTGTCTGTTGGCGCTTTTTGAACTAAAATGTCTCCAAATCTACACTTAGAACCAAATCCCATCATGTCATCTCTAACAACATTAAATCCTTCGTGATTCATAATAATAGGATCATCTAATGGATCCTGCCAGTCACCTGCTAAATCTAACCATGCTTGTCTATTTGGCATCATTAGATTTAAATCTTGATTCATCGTGCTAGTAGTATGTGTATCGTGTGCCATATATTAAAAGTTTGTTTCGTTGTTTTCTTTATATTTGTTGTGATATTCTGTGATTTTTGCAACGGCTTCTTCAGCAGTATCAACAATTCTAAACAGATCAAAGTCTTTTTGGCTGATTGCACCATGTTCCCATAGTGTATTTTGCATCCAATCTACTAATCCTTCCCAGTATTTTGTACCTACAAGAACGATTGGATATTTTACATTATGTCCACATTGTGCAAGTGTGATGGCCTCAAATAACTCATCGAGAGTGCCAACACCGCCTGGAAATATTACAAATGCCTGTGAGTATTTGAGGAACATCACCTTGCGAGTAAAGAAATATCTATTCTCAACTCCTAAATCTACATATTCATTCATGCTTGCTTCGAATGGTAATTCAATACCAACACCAATTGATTTTCCACCAGCATCATGTGCACCTTTGTTTGCGGCTTCCATAATTCCAGGACCACCTCCGGTAATTACACCAAAACCAGCTTCTGTTAATAATTTGCCAGTTTTTTCTGCTTCTATATAATATGGATTTGTATCTTTAGTTCTTGCACTTCCAAACACAGAAACACACGGTCCTAATTCATTAAATGTATCAAACCCCTTTGTGAATTCACCTTGAATTCTTAAAATCTGCCATGCGTCTTCTGCTTTATTTCTCATCTTCATACATGTTTATTCGTTAGGGTAATCTCTTCCCCATAAATGTCTTGTTGTGTCTGCATTAACTACAACATCTTCAGTTGGATGTTTAGCTAAGTTAAAATTACCTTCGAATATCCAAGTATATGGAATTCTTTTTGTTGGTGATTTAATACCATGACTAATTGCAATGTGCTTGTAGAAAAAACATGTTTTATCTTCTACGTTCAACATCTTTTGACTAGTCATTGGATTATTTGGGTGATTTGCTAAAATATTCATTTGATCGATCCATGTTTGAGCATGTGCATTTTCTGCTATAAATTGACCATCTGTATCAATACTATATTTTACTTTACCGTTTAGGTTTGGACCTCCAAATATCTGTTGCATTCCATCAAAATGTCCAGTACCACCGAATAAGATAGATTCAGGATCTACTAAATCTGGTCTACTCATAGCCACATATCTTGCAGTGTTCTTACATGGATATAACGGTGATCTAAATCCTTGATGTTCTTTAAAATAAGCTTCTAATAATTTAGCAAATTCCATCATTGTATACGGTCTTTTTAAATCTTCTAAAATATGAACCATATCTTTAGCCGCTTTTTTTGGACCTTCTAATAACCAATCTTTTACTTGAGTGCCTTTAGGATAATAGATCTGAAACAGATCGTTACGAGCATGTCGATTCTCTTTAAAGTGCTCACGTGTTTTTTCTTCACCATCATTGATCAATCTCATAATTGTTCCCCAGTGTTCATTACTAAAAGAAAATACAATTGTATAATATAATAGTTTTTCTAAATCAGTTTCATGTTGCATCATATAACAATATGGATGTTCATGCCAGTGTAGTCTGTGGGAAAATATCTGATAGTCTTCTAATAAGAGTTGGTCTTGTCTTTTATCAAACGCGTGACAGAATTCAAAGAATTTATCAAACCTCTCTTCTTGAGTCCAATCTTTCATCCAACTCTCTTTAGGTTTATTCTTTTTGAATTCTATGTTTAAATTAGTATTGGGGTATTTTATATTTTTATAGTCTTTCACTTCTCCTTCGAATTCAAATAGTTTATTTTGTAGAAAATCTACGTTTTTAGGTTTTGCCTCTATATCACACTGAGGATCTCTGATTAAGTCTTGACTATTCATATTGATTGGATCATTTTTTTATATTCTTCAACTGAAACTCCTGCGCTTTGTAAAATCTTATCATCTGATGGAAATTGTGACATTCCATTAAAAGTTTTCACTAGACCTAAATCTAACATTGCTTTTTGACGGCCATATGGATGATCTGTGATTGAAGATGAATTCCATAAAGTATCCATGTTAATGTGAGCATAATCAGGCCCTGGTTTTAAATAATTTTCAATCCATCTGATAAAGTCACATGCAACATCTTCTGCATTATATGGTAATGAACCCGTGTCTTCATAAATTTTAGTCATAACTGCATCTAAAAATTCTTCAGACTTCTTACCCTTCTTTTCTACAGGATCTGCAAGATAACCAATACATTCTACTGCGTTAGTACCATAATAGAACATTGATTCTCTGTTCATAAATTCTGGGTACCAGTCACATACATCTGCAATTACTGCGGCATATTGGAATCTATAAGCTCTTAATCCATTATCTGTATTCCACTTAAACATCCATTCACCAAGTTCTCGTAAATCTTTTTTACCACCTTGTCTTAAATAGTTTGCCATATCTCTGGCCATTCTTGGTGCAAATTCACATAAGAAATAATCTCCACCTCGTTTGTAAACATATTCTGGTTCAGAGAAGTTTGCCATACCGACAAAACTATCTTCGTTAACCTGTGGCTTAGGCGGTTTTGGAAACGCTGGAAATTGATAACCAACTGAAGTGTAAAATGGCGTTGGATGATATTTAATCACCTCACACATCTCTTCAATCGTTTCGCACTCGTGTAAATTGAACAGAATAGTATTGTGGTACCCTGAGGGTTTGGTTGCATAATTAATTGCAGATCCACAAACTCTATGTAAAATAAAAATATAGAGCCATTCTTCTAGACCAAATTTATCTCTTTTGCCTGTCCAATTTTTAGCCACTTCTTCTCTTTGTGGAAATACATTACCGGCTTGCATGTGTTCCCAATATGGATGGTCTGACGTCCATCCATAAAAACAATCATTTATAATTTGACTAAATCCTGCGTATTTACGCTCTACTACATCATATAATTCTATATGGTGCATTAGTTCATCGCCTAAATTAGATTCAGCATGAGGAATTTGACCCAAGTTACTTGAAATTTG